TCTGCTGGAGGCTGTTGCCTTGGTATTAGTCGTCATCTCAACTTCTGTTCCGTCAAGCTGCATTGCTGCTTTAGCAGCAGCTATAATAGCACCTGCTAGAGATACAAATAATGAGACGGGACTGAGCAGTGCAGTTCCTAATGCGATCATCGCTTTGGCCACCAAACCCAAAATCTTTACAAATCCCGGTGAGGCAGCTTTATGCATGAAGATGCTTGCCAGACTCATCACTGCTGTTGCTATTAATCCAATGAGGGGCAATAGCCCACCGCTTGCAACAGAGGTAGCAGTGGTGGCAGCTGCAACACTCCACATAGAATATGCTAAGAGTGCTGCGCCTACTGCGGCTATGCCGAAGGCAATCTTAGCAGCCATAGATTCTGCATTCATTGCCGCGAAAGCGAACGAAATTGCCACGACATAGAAGCCCAAGCTTCCTTGGTTCTTCATTGCAAGTTCTGCTGACAACTTCTTAGATGCCAGATATACCCCGGTTATAGCAAGAGCCACAGGGGGCAAAGCTTGTTCTAAAAAGGGAAAAGCAGTAACGAGCTTTTGTATAGTATTTAAAACACTCTTAAGCAAGGTCACCAGTGGCATCAAAGTCTGGGCTAACATTCGACCTGTTTGTGCGAGTTCATCCATCACATTTTGAAACTTTTTCGCTTCTTCGGCCAAGGCAACGATTTCTGCCTGACTTTGGGCAGCTGCGGGTACGGCGGCATCGAATCCGTTTGCCATCATCAATGCTAATTGTGGGATATCCATCCCCATCGTGTTGGCAATTACTTTTCTTTGATAATGGTCCATCTCATCGAATGATAAACCCGCATCGTTAACTGCATCAGAGAGCAGCCTCATCCTCTCAGTTGGATCCGTTGTTGTGACCATTTCCAAGGAATCCAAGAAAGGCCCCCCTAGAATGGCATTCATGCGGCCAACTGAGGCAGCTGCGGTGTCGAAGGTATCAAACTGCTCGACGATGCTTAGAACATCGGAAACTTCCATTCCTGCTGCACGAGCATTAACTTGCAATTTCTTGAAAACTTCTGTTGATTCACTTCCGAATGCTGCCAGTTTCGGCATTGCATCTTGAAAAGCTGTTGCCATGGCTTCTGGAGGCATGTCTATTGTCCTTGCTAAGACAAATAATTCTCTTTGAGTTTCCGCTGCTTGCAGGGCGGAGACACCCAATGCCTTTGTCATGAATTGCATATTCTGTGCTGTAATATCTGATGCAATACCCAACTCATTTAAGATGGCTGTTGTTTTAGCGAGGTCTGTGCGTACTGCAGGGGTTAAGTGCCTCAAATCTGTAAAATCTCTGTTTAAACTCAAGAATGACTCGCTGGCTTCTTCAACTGTGACACCAGCTGAAAATAGTGACTGCTCCAAATTCATAAGATCGCCAGAGTACCTTGAGACATTTCCGCCATTCTTGGCGAAAGAAGCCAGAGCCTTATCTTGTGCGATTGTCAGGTCAATCGAGCCCTTCACAACTTTCTCAAGGGCGGCGGCTGCAATGTTGGCCACTCCAAATGTTTTCTTAAACTGTTTGTTCAAGATATTAGCAGCATCAGAAGAGTTTAAGAGTCCGACGGCTGTGCCTGTGATTGTTTCGTCAAATTCAGATGCCAGCCCAATCATCTTTCCGAATGGAGTTATTAATTGTTCGGCGGATTCGGTTGCATCTTTGAGGGCTGCGGTGGTGGCTTCTACGGATGCTTTGGCCTCTTCGGTTTGCTTTGTAAATTCTTTCAGTGTTGCTTGAGCGCGCTCGATGGCACCTTCATAGACATCAACATTATCTGTATAAATCCCAGCGGCAATTGCATATTCTTTCTCAGTTTCAGCTCGTTTAAGCTGGATTTCTAATAAATCTTTTTCCCGATCTGCAAGATTCTTAAGTCGCTCTGCTTGTTTCTCTAGAGCAATACTTATTTTTTCTATTTCTTCTGGTGTTCTTTTGTCCGCCATTCTTTATTATTTTCCTATTTGAAAGGCCACTTGATTCCAGTGGTCTTTTCGAAGCCCTTTATCGCCCTGTCTAAACTCGTTTTCGTCTGAAATGTCTTTGGATTATCCAAGCCATGCTTCTTAATTGCCTCTAAGTGCTTTTTTTCATGCCCAAGAGTCTTTGCTAGGCTCTTAACATCGGCTGGCTTACCTTTCACAAAGGACTTAAAATTTCTCATTGTCTTCCACCCGAACATATGATTCAGGGCAAGTTCAAGTGTTCCAGCGAACATTCTGCTGAAATTTTCATTGAGATTCTTTTTCTTAAGTTCTTCTAGATCTATTATATTTTCTTCATTTTCCATAATTCTTTATCCTCCTGGGAAAAGGTCTTCATCTACATCACCCATTGTTCTAGAGTTTGCGGAGAAGAGGGTTTTTCTCTCTATTATGCGGTCTCCAGATGTTTTGGAAGCGAACACCTTCGCTGCGCCGGTTGCATCATATGATGTGTATTCCGCTATTATATAATCAAGGGTTATAGAGAATTCCCTTATCGCATCATTGTCATAATTTAGATCTGGACTCTTGAATTCCACCGGCCATGTGCCTTTCAAGGTCCATTTGTCCAGCAAGTTGCCATCGGCATCTATCGAAATAATCATAATATTTTCAAAAAACCGCCTAAACCTGTTGTGATCAAATGCCGTTGCCCCATGCATCGCTTTGGATCCCAGTGCCCGATCAAATGCATATAACATAGATTCATATAACGATGAGAATTTAGAAGTGGGCTTATTAATATCAATTCGAGGGTCGTCATGAGGCTTCCTATGATGGATATCCGCGAAAGTTAAAGTGACCGGTGTCCAGTCTAAGACACCTGGAACTACCGCGACATCTCCGCCGCCGGCTAGGTTCTTGGACCTTTCATTTTGTGAAAAAGAAAATGACGGCAAATTAACTGATTTTGCTTCAAACTGTATCCCACTCATCGCCTCAAGGATGTCCTTGTCCTTCTTATGTGCGGGAGAGCTTGTTTTAACTCCAAAGTCAAACTGAATAAGGAAGATATTGTTTCTTTTTGCATACATGCCTGACGGCGGTGCTGTCCAGAAAGTTTTGCTGTTGCTCATTTTGCGAGGCTCTCCTTAATATAAATAGATAGTCAGCCAGCTTTTTCTGATATCATTTTTTATTTGCTTTTTTTATCGCTTCGGCCTCTTGTTCTATTTCTTTCACAAGTCTCTCAAGAAACCATCGACGTATTCTTATGGGGAGATTATATGCCTCCGTAAAGGACCATCCGCCGTGATATTTCATCAGGAAGAATTCCTCATATACTGACTTTATGTACTCACTGTTTAGGCCAAAGAAAGGATACGGTGAACGGAACCTCCACATCCGTTGTCGCATCACATGCTGGACATTCGAATGCGAATGTCATATCGATATTTGGATTTAATCCGTCATATTGTTTTCTCAAATATCTAGTATCGCGGGAAGGCATGCTTTCAACAAACTGATTGATAATTGTCCTATCCTCGTGCCCGTCGACAGAAACTATGATGGTCTTAAGATGATCCGTGAGGGGAGCCTCTGGAAGCTTATGCTTCTTTTTGGATTCTTGTAAAGACATTATACGGGCCTCATCTGCACCAGTAAGTAACTTCACTTCGGTTCTGACACCAGTAGTGGGAAGTTCAATAATAAAAGTCCCACCTTCAGTTCTGGTTACTTCCTCGGTTGGCTCACTGGCTTTTACTCCGACCTCATCGAGATCAAAGGAATGCAGAGACCCCTTTAGGCAGGATGGACAAGTAACTTGTGTCTCATATTCATTTCCAAATCCTGTTACTCGTGCAGCGACGAGAATAGCATTCCTGTCGCCCACCAATAGGTTCTTCGGATTGATAGAATCATCCAATATTACACTCTCAAGCAATCTTTCAATTGCCAAGCCCTTCTTAAGGAGATTCTGTGAAGTTAGAATATCTTCCTCTTTGGCTGTCATATATTTAATTTCCACACTATCCTTACCATGCAGGGGATGACCTTCGGGATAATATTGTCCTCCCGATGGTAAATCAACATGATCAGTTGGTGTGGCAAAGCTAAAGCCCGATGTGCCTATGACAGGATCTGTCGGGGTGGCTTTTTTGTTGGTTTCTAAACCAGTTGCAGATTTCTTTCTGCCACTATTTCTAGACACTTAACACCTCTTTTGTTATTTTAATTTTTCCAATATGATTTCGATGCAGCGGTCAATTCTGCCCAGTCGTACTTAAAGTCGATGGTCACTTCCGACAACTCATCGTCGCCGTAAGCCAGTTCACCATAAGCCACCTTAGTGATAAAGGCATTCTTGAGCCTCCAAGTTTCTAGAGGATTGCCTTCTGAATCAATAACAGTGATAACAACCTCACCAACGGCATTGACCGAGTTGGCCTTTGAATTGGTCTTCGGTTCGGTTCCCTTTAGTTGGCTTGGACCTTTGTAGCCAGACTTGAACAACATTTCTGCCGTTATTTGGGCTGCATCTGGACTAACCGGATCAACGAGAGTCAAGCTAACATCGTTCCAAGAAACAGTTCCTGGAAAGTGGAATTTATGATTTAAATATTTATGCTCTGTTGCTTCGACAGAGATTTCTGGCTTATTAATGCCTTTTGCGAACCACATAACACCAACTTCATCGGTGCCTGTAATTAGCACGGTAAACCTATATTTTCTTTTAGGTTCAACGTTTGCGCTTGTCCAAAAACTGTTTGCCATCTGTAAGATCTCCTATTATATTCTTAAGTAGTAGCTGGT